GCGACAACCTTTTTATCATAGGTCTTTGCCAACTTGATAAGATTGTCGTTCAGATGCTTTGGATTCCATGCCTGAATCTCATAATAGAAGTCATCTTTAAAGATATTGATGAATCTTTCGGACAACTCCTCAGCTTTGGCATAATTGTGGGCCTCAATCGCCTTTGATATCGCACCACCCATGCATCCCGATAATGCAATGATATCTCCATCAACAACCTGCTCCAGAAGATCAAAGTCAATGCGCGGTTTATAATAAAAGTTCTTTGTCCATCCCAGTTGTGAGATTTTAAACAACTTGCTTAGACCAGCATTGTTCTTTGCCAAAAGGATAAGGTGGAATCGCTCATACTTGGTTTGCTCGTCAGACCCAATGGATGGTACAAAGTATGCCTCAACACCAAACAGTGGCTTAACCGAGTTTTTCTTGCAAGCATCTTGAAAGCGAAGTACGCCGCCCATTGTACCGTGGTCGGTAATAGCAGCAGCATACTGTCCATTTGTGCTTGTGATGTTTGCAATCTCATAAGGTGTTGACATGCCGTCAAGCAATGAGTATTCACTATGACAGTGTAAATGGACAAAATCCATTAATTTAGTTCCAATCTAAATCGTATAATGTTTCAATTGTCGGGAATTCCTTCCAGAACTCCTCATTGTACCACTGCTTTCGCAGGTACGCATCAATCCCTTCAGCACGAAGGATTGCAACCTCATTGGGATTGTCTTCCACCACAAAAGCAGGATTGATCTTTTCAATAATCTCATGCTTTTCGTGAATGTTTGTAAAGATTGGCTTCATCGTATTGATACGCCAAAAGTCCAGCCAAGGCTGTGTCTGAGTCATTGCTGCTTCACAACGCCTTGCCGTTACAATATGGACATCATAATCCAAACTAAACCAATAGTTTATTTGGTGCCACGCATCGGCGTATGGCTTCATGTTCTTCCAAAACATTGGGTTGTTAAAGATATCCATTGCATTGGGATCTTTTGAATCGGTAATAAGCCACGGACCATAGTTGCATTCGCTTCGGTCAACACCTTGATTGTGCCATACCCAATCTTCAATTGCATTACCAATGTCGGCAATAACGCCATCTAAATCTAGAACGATTGTATTCTTCATATATTCCTATAAATGTTTTGAGGGGATTCCAATTAAGGAACCCCCTCGCCACATCAATTTTAAATTACCAAGTATCCTTAGAAACTTCTCCAGTTGTAAAGAACTTTTCCTGCTTATCGTAAGGAAGAGTCATATACAAGCTCTCAAGGTCGTGCATTGGCAACGACTTAATGTTCTCAGGCATCTCTGTCTGCTCCAACGGAATCAAACTGTAATTAGTGTCTGACGCACCAGATCCTGTTCTAGAAATCTTGTAGTAGCGGTCAACAATGGTTCCGAATTCCTTTGCGTACTCAATGAGGATAAGACCAACATGGCGCTGGTTAAAAGTAGTGTCAAGAACTCTAGGCTCCCAAACACCCGGCTCAGTCTCAACCGCAATGTTAATAAGCAGGTGCGGCTTTGGTCTCCAAGCCTTATCATGAACAGACTGCTCAGTTCCCCAGCAACGGTAGTTAAACTTTGCAATACCAGCAGTTGAAGCAGCCTTCCACTTCCAGTTAATCGGTGAGGTAATAACAGGCACATTGATACCAGTACCAGCCTCATCATCGTAATGCTTAGAGTCTTCAGTTAACTCCTGACGGAATCTGATTCTGTAAGACTCGCCAGCAGCAACGGTGAAGTACTTCTTTGTACCCGATTTGTTACTCTGTGTCGGAACGACATTCTTTTCTAATTCTTTTAATGATTTAATTGTTTCAAACATGTAGTTTTTCTCCTAAATTGTGTTTTGTTTATTATTTATGACTTCTTGTATTTGCATACTTGTCATTTCACCAGGATCTTTGCATCCTGTATTGTTTTCTACCGTATAAATTTCTTTACCACGGCAGAGATCTAGTATATCACGGCGCATGGCGTTGCCTGCGTCATCATTGTCTGAAAAGATGATTATCTTATCAAAGCATCTCTTGATTATCTTGACTTGATTAGCAGACACTTGTGCGCCCAATGTTGATATGACATTCGGAAAACCAGCTTGATGAACCATCATCGCATCAACACTTCCCTCAACAATAATGCAACTGTCATAGTTCTTTGCATTTTGTATATTAAATAGTATGTCAGCCCTTTTGAATCCCTTGTTGTAGAGATATCTAGGTTCTTGCTCTGGTTTAATTGCTCGACCAATAAACCCTACCAGTTTGTAATGCTGGTCCCTTACTGGTATTACAACCCTTTCCTTTACTTCAGAATATCCAACCTCAAAATGCTCAAGGGTATCTAGGCTTAGACCTCTACTTGATAAGGCTTCAATCTTCTGAACATCATCTTCATCTGAGTAATCAATTTCAATACTTGAAATATCCAACTCATCAATATATTCATTCTTACGGAAGCCGTTTTCAATCTCCCTCTTGAGAGCTACAGGGTCAAGTTTTATATCCTTGCCGTAGGGTTTGCCAGTAATTTGTTTATACAATTGTCTAAAATTACCACGCTTACCGCATGATGGATTAAAACATTGCCATAGACCAGTTTTTGTATTTATAAAAAAGGCTGGGCTATTTCTGTTCTTATGAAAAGGGCAGTATAGATTGTATTCCTGACCATTCTGAGCTTCAATACCAATATTGAATTTCTCAAAAAGTTCACGAATTTGAGATTCCATACTAAATACTGAATATGATCTTAAACTTGAAGATGTTCCTATGTGCATCGTAATCTGTCACCAACTTTGTCTTTTTGAACTGACCATGAGCATTTCTCCACTCATCTTCAATCCACGGTCTTAATCTAACAACAGTTTCTATATCTCTGGCTTCACCATCAATATACTTCTTATTAATTAAATATCCCATTCTTCTGCCCATTTCCCTGTCTCAAGGTTCCATCTTAAAAGGAAACCAAATTGTGTTGATCTTCTAACTTTTCTTGATACAACTTGGAACAAGTCCGAATTGTATTCTCTCTGAATTGCTAACACAAGGTCAGCGTCATATGCTAATTGCTTACTCCAAGCAACTTCTTCCAGTTCAGGCGGTCTTTCTGAATGACCTTCATTCATTGTTACAGCTGCTACGTCAATAATGGGCACACCATTTTTAACAGCCATACGCTTGAATGCCTTAGAAAGATTCTTTGCTTTCTCAGTTTCATTCCTTGCACCGCTAGCATCGTCAAAAAGACCGTGATAGTCAAGAATAACAATGTCTGGCTTGTACTGGTCAATTTTTGCCTGAACCATGTTCTGGTCAGCAGTTTCAAGACCCTCTGATGTGACTAGGTAGATTGGGTGCTTGCCCTCAAAAGTGCGCTCTGCCCATTGTTCATACGAATTAACAATAGATGGGTTTGCACGAACAAGGTCGCTGTTTGTAAAAGTACCATCACCGTTTGTCAAAAGCGTATCAAGCCTCTGCCCTTCCTGCTGTTTATTCATTTCCAATGAAATAATCAGCGGTCTATAGCCAGCTTTCCACGCATTAACAGCAAACAAGCGTGCAATAAATGACTTGCCTACGCCAGTCCAACCAAGAAGAACAATAAAGTCACCTGGTTGCCAACCACCGAATTGCTTATCAATAATATTAATACCGCTAGGTATGCCCTGAAGTTCGTTATAACCACGCTCTGAGCGTGTACGAAGATCGCTAGCCCTATCTTTCCACTCACCAACAAGGTTTGTGTCTTTAAGATTGCTTGAATACTTATACAACGCTGATGTGTTTTCCATCAGGTATGAAAGCGCTTCTTTTGGACCAACTTCGCTTAAAAGACCATTGGTTTTTGAAACAAGTAATCGTGTCTGGTAAGCTAATGATTCCTTTTTAGCCTCATCAATATAATACTTCAAAGGCTCTGGAGTCGAGAAGAACTCAAACTCAGGGTGATGCTGCTTAACAGTTTCCTTTGATGGAACCTTCTTATGTTCGTCATAGTGCTGGACTATGAAGTTCCACACATCCCTATACTCAATGAAGACATTTTCAACGCCCTCATTAACTGCTGTTACATAATCATTTGATTGTATTAATGAGTTCAGTAACTTAACTTCGTAGTTCATTCATCAACCATTCTATCACGAGTTTCTCTCATGATTTGTAGGAACTTGTCTTTGGATTCTTTTTCTTTTTTAACTTTATCTGTTATCTTTTTGGATTCTATTGCAAAGTCAAACAATAGAAATGGGCCGATCTTAGATTTGACATAATAATCAATTGAACTGAGCAACAGTTCTGAATCATAATGTTCAACTAGCGATTCGGCAACAGCATCTTGACGAGGTGAGTCTGGAATAAATAACTTGTCAGAATCCTTGCAGGATTTTTTTAAGTAGTTTATCAGTTCTTGACCTGTTAGACTGTCTTTCACTTTTGGCTTCTTTCCATGTTAGTGTCAAATATTCGTATTCAGTTATACCGCCAGATACACCATAAAATTCGTCAGCACTCCACGCATTGATAAAACACTGCTTTCGTACTGGACATATTTTACAGATTTCAACGGCTCTGTCAATCTCTTCTTTTTTATAAGAAAACCAAATATGTGACTCTGGTGTGTCGCTACAGAGGGCTTTTTCTTTCCAATTACTTTGCATCGTCAAGTTCTTGCAACTTGGCTTCAATCTGCTCGTCAATAGACGACCACAGCTTCTTCCAAGCGCCTTCATCATCAAGGCTTGATGCTTTACACTTAGCACCAGCATCAAGCCTCAACGATTCGTAATTACCAAGATTCTTGGTAATACCAATCGAAGCCCAAATCTCTACTTCATTGTTTTGTTCTGACATTTTCTTCCTTTACTGCCATAAGCACCTTTTGCTCAAGACGCTTAATGTCTGGTTTATTTTTCTTTGCTACAGGGCGACCAGGTATCCTAGTATTAAAGAACTCAACCATTTCGTATACATCAGCTTCGCTGTAGTATCTCCATTCTGAGTAACCTTTATACTTTTCACCAAATTTACTTGCCTGTGGTATCAAAGACCTTTTTTCATATTTACGAATCGTGTCTGCCCTCTTCTCCACAATCTTGGCGACTTCGCCAACCGTGTAGATACGGTACAGGATCAACTCGTTCTGCTCGTATGGTATTTCAATCGTGTCGCCGTTGTCAAGTCGCTCAACATAGATTTTATTCTGCTTCTTGGCAATCTTCTTTAATTTAACAATTGAACCTGCGTAAGTATAAAATTTATTAGTTATCAGTTTGTTTTTTAGCACTACGACCTCTCTGCAAATCTTTTAAGAACTTTTCAAGTTGCTTAACCTCAATATCTTTTGAGTCAGCGCAGACAACGCATGTAACATCTACATAATAAGCACCATGAGCATAATATGGATCACCTATAAATTTTAATCCCTTACATTTGGCGCATTTAAGCCTTACCTGCTTCATGGTATCAATCCAGCCAGCAATTATATTCTGCTGTTACAATCCCCTTTTCTGGGTGGACAAACATTAAAGGTTGTGAAGCTTTGCCGATAGCAGCAAGACTCTCCATTGCATAAGTATTTGTTGACTCAGGACTACCTGAAATCCTGCACTGTACCGTATTGAATGTCATCTTAGTTGGAGTATGGAAATGCCCCATATAAACATCGTCAAAATGTTCCTGAATTGCTCCGACCTTCCATCCATAAATCTTCTTTTGGAAGCCGTAAAGGGTTGATAAACTTCCAAACTGATCGCCATGAATAAGTAATGACTTATAATTTCCAATCTCACCTATGCCGTACCAATGTCTTTCACCACGACCATCTGGAATGACAAACTTGATTCTCTTCTCATTCTCAAACATAAGCTGGGTGATACGGTAAAGCATCCTATCACCGTTTGTCTCGGGATCGTGGTCACGCCTTGCACGACCTCCAATAGAACCATGATTACCAATTACACCAACAAATGTAACTGTCTCAAAATTCTCAAGCATCTTGGTAATAAAATTCTTCATAATCCTTGGACCATCAACAGTAATTTGACGATACAAACCACCATCAACAAGGAATGACTGACCTGGGAAGATTAACTCTCCCTCAATAATATCTCCAAGACACCAAATATGAAGATGCTTAACTGGATGATCTCTTCTCTGGATTTCAGTCAAATGAATGACCTTTTCAGCATACTGCTGAATTCTCTGCTCACACACTAAAGAGTTGTAGTCTGGAGTAACCTTTGCTAACTGCCAGTCGGCAAGAATTGCAACAGCAACCTCTTCCCCTGAAGATTTCTTTTTATCAAAAAATGGCTTAGGAATCTTTGCTGACTTTCCAGCTTCAATCTCTTCCTTAACTGCTCTATACACAGCATCAGCAAGATGATCCTCTGTCTTCTTAAGCTTTTCATATTCTTGAAGTAATTTTGTATAACTGATTTTTAATTCTGATTCGGACTGCACTGGTGCGCCCGTGTCTATGTTTTTTGGCATATCTATGATTCCGTTTTCTTTTCTATATTTGCACAGCCCCATCGAATCTAGCGATTTGCGACACGATGGGTCTGCGTATCTCTGGTTGGCGGTGTTTGGTGTAAACTCAATACCACAGCCTTCTGCTCCACAAATTTTCATAAGGACAATTATACACCACAGATTCTGGCGGTGCGTCAGTCATTGCGAGTATATTTTTGTGTTGAATCCAATCTTCTTTTTAAAGGCTTTTTTACTGGCTTTGGTCTGTTATTCATATTATTACGCAACTTCTCTCTATGGGATTCACTTGGGCGTTTACCTTCCCTATGAATTGCGCTATGTTCTTGCTGAGAGCAAAGATATAAATTCTCGAGTCTATTATCACATTTAATTTCATTTATATGATGGACGCTTTCCCAGCTATTTAAATATCTTCCAAGATACCATTCCATAAGAGTTCTATGCTCATATGTATAACCCTTAATATTTGCAGGGTGATCTGGATTTAAAACTCTGACATACCCCTTGTCATCAATATATTTACCGCCATTATAATTAGGATTCATTTCCCCAAGGGCGGTTTTATCAGACCATTTTATGTCATCTCTCTGAGAAGCCAATGGTCTTTTACTCATACTTATCCTTGTCCACCGATATCTTCAATATAAAACTGCATTTTTGATTCCGCACAGGGAATTATAAATGTTGATGGATTGGCAGCGCTATTTCCGCTGTCTCTATATATTTCAATATTAAACACACCAGAACCATTTGATCCAGTAATACCAGTACCAGTTGTTGTAACAAAACTATAAGCTCCAGCACCAAAATAATTTGGATACGAAGCTGATCTTACCTGTGTGTTAGATGTTGTTGGTGAAGCATTTGACGAAGCATCCAAAAATGTATGTATAGGTTGTCCAATCTTCCATTGATACAGCGTTGTTGCTGTATTGGCTGGATTCCCTTGACTTACTCTTAAAATATATACAGAATCTTCTTGTCCGCCAGTTGTGACTTTGATGCCAGGAAATGTAACCGTAAGACGAACGTAACGGCTTTCTGGCAAAGTGACTGAGTTGTCTGGGTTTCCTGACCCTTCATTTTTAAGATTAATAATTTCATGATATGTATCCATATCGCTATATGTAAGGTTTGAAGTGACTTCTTTAATCTTAATAAGGCCTCTGGGATTATCGTCTGTTGCGTCCTTGACTTGCTGAATATTCTCAGACATTTGCTGGAGTCTATCACCAGTTATTGGTGTTCCATATGTCCATGCTACCTGTGTATAATTTTCATAAGCCATTTATCTATTATACCTCTTCTAATGCTTTTAATCTAGATTCAATTGATTCTAATCTTTGAGAAATTTCTTGAATAGCTTTAACGCTAATGGGA